AGCGCATAATCGCCCACCAATCCGACATAGATAAGGACAAATACCAACTTATGTATGCCAACCCAATATCAGGCTGGACAAGACACTTTGCATGGCTGCCTGTTTGGACTGTAGATTCTGGTACAAGATGGTTACGACCCGTCTACCGCCGCCGTATGCAGCTCCACGACTATTTGAACGCACCTATAGAACAATGGTGGCAATACATAAGGCAGAAACCATGATGCGTAACCTCCAATACATACTAGAAGTGCTAAAATACAATAAAGTCCTAGTATTCCACAAAGAAGTAAACCGTCTAACCTATGAAGTAACAGGTCAAGACCCTTGGTACATCAGTGATGCAGGCTTTAGACGGTTGGAGAAGAAGTATTTGAAATATATTAAAGATTTAGATGGAAGGACAGAGAAATGAGTAATTACCGTAGAAAAATAGCGAGTGGCCTTGTTAGACTAGCAAATATGCTCGTTAGTAAACCCGATTCACCTCACCGCCAGCCATACTACCGCCCAGTGGATACCCCGATGTCGGGCCTTGGTCACGAGATGGCATGCGGCGCTTATAGTTACGAACATCTTAAGTCGCTTGTTGAGCAGGATGGCCCAGATGGTTTTGGTGCTACAGCAACAATCAAATGGCTTATTGGTTCCGAGGGCTGGGTGAAAGTGAAAGACATGGAACCCCGAGAACTGCGGCGTACGCTAGCCATGAGCGGCATAGACCTGGATGGTGATTTGACTGGAGAAGATAAATGAAGCCCTGCAAGATATGCCATAAGCCCCATGCTAAGGGTGAGAAGTGCAGATAGTGGTATAATTTGAGAAAGGATACACCGCGTATGAGTTTTGAGATATACCGTCCTGCCCACCGAGGTCGGAGGCTGCCAAAAGACTGCATCACTATAACTTCCTCGCAGATATATTTCGGGGAGTTCCAACTGCCGTTCGAGTATGTAGCCGTTGAATACGATACCGAACGGCGAGCTATTCGCTTCTCGCAGGGCAGCGAAAACGACTTCAAGCTGTCTAGGAATAACCAGGGCAGCTACTTTATAAGAGCGTATAGTTTTGTGAGATCAGGGCTTCTACCAACTGGTAGGTACAAGAAAGTAGATGAGCTGACGTATAAATTAGATAGATAAGCGTGATATAATACCTATGCAGCACTCTACCTGTCTAGACTCGTAGAGAACCATGACCAGCTAGTCCTAAGGTTTCGACCGAACGATGATGCTGGTCTTTTAGTTAGCCACAAACGTTATCGACATGCCTCAGATGTGGTATAATGTAGGCACTCCCAAATGTAATTGATTATTATATTTGTAGTAGATAACTGTTATGTTAAGCGAACTCCCCTCCGTGTGTAAGACTTCGGGGAGCTGCACATTACACACTAATCATTAACTTTTGGACAAGGCTCGTTACATAAGTAGCGGGCTTTTTCTATATACCCATCAACTATCAATTTAATAGAGTCTATGCTATACTGTACCCAACTAAAAGTGGTAGGTAGCAGAATCTAAGTGAGGCGTACGAGCAATCGTCCGTCCTAGTTCTTGTAACACGACTTCCAACGAAGCTGTTACCAACTACAATTAGGCGGCGTGCCATAAATAGAGCAAGTTGTCTACACATATACACTCAAACATTAGCTGGCACGCCTTACCTAGATTCTTCTATCCCTAAAGGGAGCACATGCAAACTGATTACACCAAAGACCCCACTAAGTACGGAGTAGTATTCTTAGTGCCTAATTACGATCATGTCATGCAGGCAACATGTTAATAGACATATCCGACCAGCTAACCGACAAAGCCTTCTTAGAACTCAAGAAAGGCCAGCTACTTCGCTTCCAGACAGCAGAGATGCGCATAGTGAAGATCAACAGGAAGAGCAAGAAGTGCTGGGCTGAGAAGACTCGTACTTATACCGAGGATGAGATCAACAAGTTACAGGGGTTAGTAAGCAATGACAAGTAACCTACGCATAAAGATGTCATGGGCACTACTCATCATAGCCACAATAGGTTGGCCTCTATCTGCACTTACCGTAGCTAAGGGTGAACCACAGTTCATTCTAGGACTTAGTTGGTTTGCAATTATTATAGAAAGCTTAAATGTGCTGATGAATGCACAGATACAGGAGAAGCAATAATGAATACACCACGAAAAGATAGCGAAGTTGAGAAAGTAACTATTCAGAAGATAGACACAGGCCACTCCATATTAGTTGAGTATTCTGATGGCAAAAAAGCTGAGTTTAGTTGTGACAATGGAACCGAAGGATACGACTTGAAAGAAGCTTTTGTTGCAGTGCTGCTACAGGTATACAAATACCCTGCTGGCGGTATTAGCAAAGATATTAGAAAGAAGCTCTTTGTGGATAACGTTACTGATTTCACAAAGGAGCAATAATGGACACCCTCTGGACCATAGTAAAAGCAATATTCATAGCAGGTATTATAGTTGGCCTAGTCGTCTTCTACGCTACCTGGATGATCAGTAGGAGGGATAAGTAATGGCCAGACCTACAAAGCTGGATGATGCCCTTATATTGAGAGCAATAGAGTATATAAAGCAACACGATATGGAAGTGACTACACATCTCCCTACTATCGAGGGCCTGGCTTATTTCCTCAATATTCGACGCGATACGTTGTATGAATGGGAGAAGGAGAATGACGCGTTTTCCGACATCTTAGAAAACATTCGTCAACTTCAGGCAAATAAATTGATACAAAATAGCATAGTCAACAAGTACAATCCGACAATTGCAAAGATGATGCTTAGTAAATATGGCTATGTGGAAAAGACAGAAGTAGACCAACATCACACTGGAGAGGTTCAGTTTACCAATGACGTCCCCCGTCCAAGTAAAAGTTCCTGATTATACCGCTAGTGATCGTCAAGCCGTCTTTCATAGAATGGTTGCTGACGAGAAGCTATACGGTGGCGCGGCAGGTGGTGGCAAGACTGCTGCTATCGTAGCGGAGGGTGGCACATTAGCCTTGGAGTATCCTGGTATACCAGTGAACCTGTTTAGGCGTACCATACCCGAGCTCAAGGCTACTATTATTCCTGAGATCAACAAGCAATATGGTGCTTACATACGCGCAGGTCATATGACATGGCACGGCCAAGACCGTAAGTACATACTTTCCAACGGCTCCAGCCTCGTTCTGAACTACCTAGACAATGATAATGACATATACCGCTACCAGGGTTCGGAAATGCCCATAATATGTGTAGACGAGCTCACACAGTTTCCTCAGGCATGGATAGAGTACTTACTTACTCGTAACCGTACAAGCAATCCTGACTGGCCTGTGATGTTTCTAGCAGGTACTAACCCTGGAGGCATTGGCCATGGGTGGGTTAAGTCACGCTTCATTGATCCTGTACCAGCTGAGACTGTCAACACAGTTAACCTAGATGAGGGCATGACGCGTACTAGAGTATTCATCCCTGCTAAGGTAGACGACCACCCTATTGAGAAGTTCAAGACTGACTACAAACGCACACTGGCTGCTATATCCGATCCACAACTGCGTAGGGCGCTTAAGGATGGTGACTGGGATGTATTCTCTGGCCAGGTATTCCGAGAGTTCACGCGCGATAAACATGTTGTTGACCCCTTTACCATCCCCTCACACTGGCAACGCTGGCGTGCAATGGACCATGGTAATAACAACGCCGTAGGTTGGTTCGCTCAGGATCCTGCTAGCGAACGGATCTACATGTATAGAGAATACAGGACTACTGAGTACACCACCATTAGTGACAAATCTCGTAACATCAAGCAGTTTGAAGCAGGCGAGAATGTTGCATATGGCATGGCAGACCCCTCTATATGGGCAGCAGGACAAGGTAGCCACGCAACGGGTAAGAGTATCGCTCAAATCTATTCTGACGAAGGTGTTAACTGGATGCCCGCTAACAACGACCGTAAGGCAGGGCTTGACACCGTACATGAGTACTTACGTACTGCCAAGGATGGGCTACCTAAACTCCAGTTCTTTAGCACTTGTGTGAGCATCATACGCACGCTACCGTCGCTTCCTTACGACAAGATTAAAGTCGATGACGTTGACACCAAGGCAGACGACCACGACTATGACATGCTGCGCTATGGGCTTATGCCTTTCGCTAAGCCTGAGGAAGAGGATCAATCGTTTAGTACCGGCAATATAACTAACATGTGGGCACATTAGGAGGGCAAATGCACTTACGTTACGGCAAACAAACCGAGACCAAGACAATAGACGATAATGGTTCAACAATAAAAGAGGTAAAGAATATAGTGGACTACAAAACAATCAGCCCCGTTCGTATGCAATACAGCATCCGTGAGAAGGTAAAGAGCAAGAAAGATGAGCTAACGGAGTACTTGAAGTTCAGTGATAGCCTGGATGACTCTAAGCTTGACCCTGCTTTTAACATTGAGCGCACCACACATGGTAGTCAGAATGGTTATTACTTTGTGGTGAAGAGCTGGACTGAGCTGGTTTATTAACACATTCATACCGTGTATGACGTTGAGTACTGTGCTCAGTGTCGAAATATGCGGCTTGTTACTAAAAGGTAGGGAGAATTAATATCATGGGAGAGATTATGGATAAGTTGGATAAGAAGCTATATGACATACAGGTAGATTACGCCGACAAGACTGTCCTCAAATATCAAGATTGGGAAAAACAGGGAACATGGGAATCTATAGGGCAGATCAAACAGGCCTTTATAGATGCAGGGTGGCTATCTCCTGAAAGAGTAAAACTTGCACAAGTTGACTACTTTTGTCGGGAATCGCAGCCGTTTGTCAGGCGGTTAGGCGATATGACTAAGGATATAGTGGACGGTAAGGTCATGACCGGCCAAGTATGGTATGAGAGGTTCTGGGAGGAATACGACTTGCCGGAGGGCCGTAATCCTAAGCTCATTGATAGCACCCTTATACGTAGAGACATCGATGTTATTGCCAAGAAAGCTAGTGGTATATCGTAATGGGTCTCTTCGATACCTACGGCGGCACACAGCTCAAGGCCGGAGATCCATGGGGCCGCCAGTATGAGATTGGGGATGATGTATTGATACCTGATGGTGTTTACGTCGACTTTGATGACATTTACCAAAAGGCGGTAGTGATTGAGGGCGGGAAGTTTGTAGCAGAGTTGGACGTCTTCAACCACTGGGGCGAGAAAGATAGTGGTATAGAGTGATGAAACGACTCAAAATCTACCTAGTCCGTCGTTGGCTACATCTTCTTGACCCTGAAGAGCTTATACAACGGGGGCAGGACGAACGGATACGTACCTCATTAGACAAAGCTTACGCTACTCTGAATAGGCGAATGCTGGACGCTTTTTACGAGGGACATAATGACTGATTCCGAGATACTAACCAAAGCCATACAGGGGGCCGTAAGAAATGGTTGGGACCCAATGACGGTAGGGGGCAGTACCAAATGTACCCCGGAAGCTGTCCTGCATTGGATTCGGGACTGGCCTAACGAACGTATCGTTTACAACCACGACTTTGCTAAGGCACTGTGGGGTGAGGATGAGCATACAGCGTCTCCCGGTATGGATAGTTACGGGGCTGAGCCATGCGAAAACTGCGGGTATGAGGGAGAAATAGTCCAACCTTACTGCTGGCACCATCACCTAATGCGAATGGTTATCGCAGAAGATCCTATAGCCTACCTTGGAGAGCACTTGGATGGGTAAACATACACTTTACACCCGTGGCCTTGTATTCGAGTGGGATGACGCAGTAAAGGACTACTCAAGAGAGCGATCGTTACTTGATCTCTACTCTCACATTGGTAACATGCACGACCTTACTACGTATATCGGTGAAGACCCCGAAAAGGAATGGAACGGCCATGTAGCGAAGCTCCAGGACGAAGTAATTGACTGGATTATTGAGTTAAGAGATAAATCAAAGGAGAATATATGAACGACTTACAACAACTCATGAAAGAACGGATGACAGATGCTGATGCAAGGAAAAGTGCAAAGCTAATCTGTGCCTTGTTCGATGCCTTAGATAAAGAGGAGGGCGACGCTATTAGGTCTACGTTGGTAGAGCAGATGGATAACTTAATTCACAATGCGACTAAGCTAAAGGAAGCATTCAAGGCAGGCTTAGACAAATAAACCCCAACCTGGTATAATACAACCAACGTAAGGCCACCTAAAAAAGTACGGAACTGTTACGATAACGGAATTCGTACATCTAGGTGGCTTTTTCATATATCGACCCCGAAACTATTTTCGATGCGTTCAATGACTCTAAGAAGTACATGCGCACCTTCCAAGACCCGCTCAATGAGTATGAGCGCTTGGCACGTAATAAGCCTCATGCAGGCATCGATAAAGCATATCCCAAGGTAACGGACGGTACCGCTTCTTCAATCATCCAGAAGACACCTCGTCGTATTATCCAGCAGCTACCTACGGGTAAGGTTATCTCTGATACTAACGACTGGCTTAGTATCGTGGCCAGTTTTATCTATCTCAACAAGATTATACCTAATGCCAACATGCAATATGCACTCTTGCAAAAGTGTTGGCTCGCAGTCAAGATGGCGCTTACTAACGGCTCTTGTACTGTTTATACCCCATTCATACAACGTGGCAGCTACTTTGGCCCTGATATGCGTATCATCGCACCTAAGGACATCCTATTCATTAATGGCAAGCTGTCAGCACTAGATAGCGACGTGCAGTACATGCGTGCTTGGTACCAGCCCACTGATATAGACGCAGAGATCTACAAGCAGAAGTGGCTCAAAGACCGGGCTAAGGCTCGTGGCGAGAAATACGAACCAACATGGAAGATCTCCGAGCTTAAGAAGATACGCGACATGGTCACATCCAAGGCAGACGACCAGATGTCACGTGCTGAGAAGGAGAAGCAGGATGCAACACACAAATCAGGTGTTGAGGTCATACATGCCTTCCAACGTGGCGTAGGCGGTGAGTTCTACTCATTCCACCCTCAGACACAGAAGATATTACGCACGACTACTAACAAAGACCCCCGTGGCGAGATACCACTAACTACCCTTTATGCAGATGTTGACGGCTACAACCCGCTTGGTTGGGGTCTTATTGAACAGCTCGCTCCTCTCCAGAACCTTATGGACTCCGACATGCAGATGTACCAGTTTGAGCGTGCATTGATGCTAGCACCTCCAACAGTCAAGAAGGGTAACTGGAACAAGGGCCAGGCAAAGCTTGCTCCTAACGTCATTGTAGACCTCGGCAGTGACCCTAACGCATCGTGGGAAGTACTAAAGCGCGAATCTACCGCTATCGCTCAATACCCAGAGTTATACGGCCTTATGAAGTCCCAGCTACTGAACATAGCCTCTAGCCCCGACACATCCATTAGCTCTGAGGTTGGTAACCCAGGCTTCAGTAAGACGGACAGTGGCGTGAAGCAGATAGCTAGCAACGTGTCCGTTGATGACAACTACTTCCGCAAACAATTCGAGACGTTCTTTTCCGCATGGAGTGAGACAGCCATTAACCTCTACTTCGCAGAACGCAGTGGCGTAGAAGAGATCCAGGTAGATAAAGAGACAGCCATGAAGCTCCGCAAGATCGATGAGTCCCTTGTGGGTGAAGAGAACATGGTACGCATTGACTTCACAGGATCTACCGAGAAGCTCAAGTTCGAAGTAGACGCAAGCACCTCCAACATGAAGAGCAACCAGGAACAGCTTGAGGGCCTATCTGTATTACTCGAACGCATTGATAGCTCCCCAATACTTCAGTCAGTTGTTAACCGCTTCCCAGAGAAGATCGTGGGCATATTCAACTCCATCGTTGCTGTTAGCGGTGTAGAGAACCCTGAAGACCTCTCTATCGACGAAGAGGAGTTCAAGCAGCAGCTAGAGCAAGAGCAGGCGATGGCACAACAACAGGCCGAGCAGGAACAGGCTATGGCTGAGGAGCAGGCTATGCAGGAACCCGTTGAAGATCCTGCCGTCCAAGAAGGCGAACTAGTCGAACAGCCTATGCCAGAGGGACAGCCTCAGATGAGTGAAGAGGATATGCAGTTCATCGCTCAGCTAGAGGAGATGGGTTACCCACCAGAGAAGATTGAGCAAGCACTGGCCATGGAACAGTCAGGCATGCCTGATGAGGAAATCATAGCCGTATTAGAGGGAGCACAGTAATGGACGACTTATACCCAAACGAGACAACATTCTTCACACCTGAAGAGCCACAAGAGCAGCGCACAGAGCGTAATGCCGAAAAGGCCAAGGCTCAGGAAGGCATGGCATTACTTGAAGAGCTTATTAAGCGTTTCGAGGAGCGTATCGGCTTCTACGAGCGGATTGATTCTATACCAAGCGAAGTCGAATCAAAGCCCGAAGAGCACCTCCGCGCTGTACTCGCTAACCGCATCGTCAAAGAAAACCTAGTAGCTGAAAAGGATTATCTCGTGAGCCTCCGTTCGCAATACGGAAAGTAGGTGTGTTGCGACGTGGCCTAGTCCCTACCACTAGGCTACATCGGGGCACATCTCACGCACCCGCATCGTCAGCGTATAGACGTAAACCAAGGAGAAACACATGGACGAAAGTTCAACAGACGTAAATACACAACCGGTAGACGCGCAGGATACTACCGCAACTGAATCGTCGCCAGTGGAAACCAAAGCACCTGAAGCTGATCCGATCATGGAAGGTTTATCAGAAGGTAAACCCGAAGTAACGGAGCCAAAGAAAGAAACAGAAAGCGAAGCACCCAAGCCTGTTGAAGAAGAACAGCCCAAGGAGCCAGAAGCTGAGGAACAAAAGCCTGAGGAACAGCGAGAAGGCAAAAAAGACGCTAACACCCGTATTCGTGAGCTAGCAAATCAGAATAGGGAATACCGCCAGCAGATTGAGCAGATGAACTCGCAGATCTACCGGGCGCAGACCCCCCAAGAACTGATGGAAGAGGGCGAAACGGAAGCGATGGCAGAAACGAAGTCACTCCGCCAAGAGATCGAGATGGAACGCTTTAACCGTCAGGTTACAGAACTAAATCACGGCCTTGACAGCGAGTCACAGAAGGTTCTCCAGGACTTTCCTATATTCGACCCTGACAGCGAGCAATACAAGCCAGAGATAGCAGAACGTGCGACGGCACTCTACATGCAAGCCTCTGGTTTCCAGAAAGACCCTAATACCGGTCTTATCGTTAGCGCCAACATGTTGCCTTATGAATTTTATAAAACAATCGCCGAGACATACGAATCTAGTGCCACGATTGGAAAAATTCAAGGACAGAAGGCTACCGAACAGATGATAGCTAGCGTAGAGACACCATCCAGTGCTTCACCACGTGAGACCAAGAAAGATCCAATCATGGAAGGTTTGATGTCCGACTAGCAAAGGACTTAACTAAATGGCTCAGAACTATGCAGCCTCGCACCTAAAGGTGCTTGATGAGCGATTTTTCATCGACTCAAAGACAAGTGACATCGTTAACAAAGGCATGCGCCTTGAGTTTAACGGTAAGAACTCAGTAACCATCTACAACGTTGACGTTGTTGCCGAAAGCGACTACATCCGTTCAGGTCCTAACCGCTTCGGTGCTCTAATCGAACTCGGTACTGGTACTCAGACTTTCACCCTTTCACAGGACAAGTCGTTTACCTTCACCGTAGACCGTGGAAACCTCGAAGACTCAATGATGGCTCAAGAAGTTGGTAAAGCTGTAAAGCGCCAGGTACGTGAAGTATCTGTACCAACTGTAGACATCTACACCCTTGCAACAGCTGGTGCTTACGCAGTAGCTAACACGCAGGGTGCAACTGCCGCTACTACCAACGCTAACGCCTACCAGCAAGTAATTGCTCAGAAGGCCGCAATGATTGACTTGCTCATCGAGCCAGACAACATTCACATCTTCATGTCACAGACCAAGTACAACCTACTTCGCCGTGACCCTGAATTTAAAGTTGCCTCAGACGGCGCTTACAAGGATGTAAAGACTGGCAACGTAACACAAGTTGACGGCATGAACATCCACGTAGTTCCTACCAGCTACATGCCAGCCAACATGAACTTCTTGTTCATCGCTGACAACGTACTGGTTCGTCCTACTAAGTTTGACATGGTCCGTACTCTGGACGAAGTTCAAGGTATCGACGGTTGGGTAGCAGAAGGCCGCCGTTACTACGACGTCTTCATCCCAACAAACAAAGGTAAAGCAATCCGCTACCACAAGGAGTCCTAATAATGACTAACGAAAAACAAGGCGATGGCCGCGCTACTAACCCTGGCGGACTATACCGCCACAAAGAGACTGGCGAAGAATTAGTTGCTATTGAAACCAGCAAGTTTGGCAACCCACAGGCTGACGCATATGTACGCCTTGGCTTTGAGCGCGTTGGCCCAGTGCCAAAGGAAACTCCAGCACAAGTTGACCCACATGCAGCTCCCGCAGCTACACCAATGGGCGTAAAGACTGTTGCTGAATTACGCAGCGAACTTGCCGAAGCAGAGAAGCGTGAAGCAGAGCAAAAGGCTTCTCGCGAAGAGACTGTCAAGGCAGAAGACAAAACTAACGACAAGAAGGGAGCTAAATAATGGCTACCGTTCAATTCCCATCTGACAAGCGCCGTCAGTCAGTAGATGTAAGCGCCAACAAGACTCTTACCGCTGCAGACCAAGGCATTGTCCAAAACGTAGTAGCTGATGGCATCGTGATCACTTTGCCTTCGACTGCTGCTGGCCTCTCATTCACCGTACGTAATGGTGGTGTAAAGGTTACTAACGGCGCTGCTGGTACAGGCGCTAACGGCACCGTATTGGTTGCTGTAAGCCCTGCTGCTGCAGACGCTATCGCTGGCAACGGCTTCACCGCTGCTGTCAACAAGGACGCTCTGAATACCAAAGCTACCTCAACGGTAGGTGATGAAATCACTGTAGTTGGTTCCGGTACTACCGGTGTGACTGCATGGAGCATTGCTGAGCTTGTAGGTACTTGGGCACGCGAAGCCTAGTCCCATAGTCCTGGGTATGACTGAAACTACCCACCAAAGCAACTGAATTAAGGAATTATCAATGTCAAAAGCAACAATGGAGTTTAAAAAAGGTGACCGTGTGACTCACTACTTCATGATGCCTGTAGATTCATGGTCTGCTGGCGGCAAGCTGTTCTTTGCAGCTAAGACGGTTCCAGACGATGACTCTACTGATTCCGCCGCCGTTATAGACAAGACCTTTGATGACACAGTCGTTACTGAAGAAACGGTCGGTTTAATCACATACAAGAAATACACACTCGCCTTTATCGGTTCTGACACCCAAGACGTGTCATTCGCGGATGGGAGTAAGCGTAAGAAATACCTAGGCGAATTCCAGTTCGTCCCCTCTGGTGGGCAGCCAGTAAGTTTCCCTGGTGATGATTCATTCATTGAGGTACTGGTATACGCAGATATTAAAAGGAAGGTAGTGTAATGGCTAACTTTTTCGTCACATCAGACACTGAGACAACTGCAATCATACGTACTGGCGATACTCAGACGTTCATTATCGATGGTGGCCGCAAGGGCGACCCAGGTAGGGATGGTTTGGGTGTACCGGCAGGTGGAACGTCAGGCCAAGTGTTAACCAAGAACAGCTCGGTAGATAACGATACATCCTGGCAGACGCCTTCTGATCTGAACTATAAACCCTACGTAATAGCTATGGCGACGGTGCTTTAGGAGTACATATGGCTAAACCACAACAACCCACAAACTACACATTCAACGTCGCAGCAAAGACAATAACACTCACGGACTATACGACACTACGTCTTGATAGGCTTGCGCTTATTACTGACACCACGATTAATAAGGTCATCTACAACTTCGCGGATAATAGCGTCACATCTGCCACAGTAGCAGGCAATGTGATAACGCTTAACGTGTTACCTGTCGAGTGTAACAACACAGATAAACTTCGCATTGATTACACTAACCACGGCACCGATCCGGTACAAGACCCCGACCCAGCTACGCTGTCAGACCGCATATCAGGTGAAAACCCAGATCTAGATGCACTAAGGGTCATCTCAATTGGCGATGACTATGCGAATGAATCTCCATTAGTCGGCGACATCATCGCGCCAATGGACGTAAGCGCCTATTCAAGCGTATCGGTATTCGTATCCAATACCTGGACGGGTACGGTGCAATGGCAGGTGACCAACGACCCAACGCAGACAACATGGTTTAACCTATTGCTTGCCCCCGTAAACGGCGCACCAGGCAAAGATGTAGCCAGTACGGCTGCTAACGGCCAGTGGTCAGGCTCGCTAAGAGGGGCACGCTACTTCAAGGTCGCCCGTACCGCTGCAACCGGAGGCACAGCAACAGTCCGAGCCACAATGCACAGTCTTCCCGTTGATTCGCCCTCTAAGAACGTCGCTGGTGAAGGTGAATCTGTACCTACGCCTATTGGCTACACTGGTATGCGTGACATTTCAGGTAACATTCTAGGATTCCGTACCGCTGAACAAGACAACGTAATCGTGGGCATGCTCCGCACGCAGGCCTACATATTCAATGGTACTCAGTCAGATAGGCCGATGAATGTTACGGCTGCTAACTCCTCTGCAACCGGAAAAGGTATTCAAGCTGCTGGTGCATTAGGCTGGGATGCAGTTAACTCGATATACAAGCGTGTTACCGTAGATACTTCTGGTAACTGGTATGTAAGCCCTTCGGCCGTACTAGCCAGCCCGATACCCACAACCGCCCAGCTTATTGCTATGCGTGATGCTTCAGGTAACTTACTTGAGTTCCGTGAAGCTAGTGCTGACAACATTACTACTGGCGCAATACGTTCCTATAACTACATCTTTAATGGCACGCAGGGTGATCGGCCAAAGACTGGTGTTGCAGCTCTCGGCTCAACGGATGGTAAGGGTATCCAAGGTGTTGCTCCAATGTACTACAACGGTACGTCATGGCAATATGCTACAGCTTCTACGCCGATGCCCGTTGCGAATACATCTACGACACTGCCAGCTAACGCGGCTCAGGAGACTGGTGGTAACCTAGCAACTTTAGTCACACGTACACCTGCTCTTGGTCAAGCTGCAATGGCTGCATCCTCTCCAGTGGTGATCGCCTCCGACCAGAGTGCAATACCCATTAACTCGGCTGGTGCAACTGGTGCAGCGGTACCTTCCCGCGCTAACGCAATGGGCATCCAAGACCAGACGGGCAACTTAGTAATTCCACGAACTGCTGAAGTCGATAACGTGTCTGTACGACTACTTGGCATGTTGCCGTATGCCTACAACGTTGCCGCTACCACCTCTAATCGAACTATGGACGTATCGTCAGCTCAGGGAACTACCGACGGTAAGGGCATCCAAGCAGTCGGTCTTATCGGATGGGACGGCGCTAACTACCAGAGAGCAAAGACTGACACATCTGGTAACCTAGTCAGCCGTATGGCCTCCACGACAGTTACCCTCCACACATCTGGCGCAGAGACTACTACCGGAAACGGTACAAATTTTACGGTTGGTCAATTTCAGGAAGCGATTGTGATGCTGAGCTGTACCGCAGCATCAGGAACCACGCCCACACTCAACGCCAAGCTACAGACCTTTGACGGTTCTGTGTGGTACGACATACCAGACTCGGCCTTTACACAGCTCACAGGAACTGGATCTCAGGCTATAAAGGTAAATACCTTCGGGTCTATCATGCGTGTTGTCTGGACACTGGGCGGTACAACACCATCTTTCACTTTCTCAGTAATAGGGATATTTAAATAATGCAACCACAAAGCGTGCGACTCATAGAATACGTTAAGACTGGTAGAGCATGGTCTGCCGATACAGATGTGCAGGGTATTGCGCTACTAACGCCATATCTTAGGTTCAAGATGTCGAATCCTGTTGGATCAGGGAGAGTGATATATCTATATAACTTCAGTGCGTGGACAGCCCTAAGCGCAGGGATGAAGCTTGTAGTTACTGTCAACCCTACCACCACTATAAATACTAACTCCGTAACGCCAAGGAACCAGAATACAAGCTCCACGATACAGTCGGTGGCAACGATAGCGTGGGATCAGAGCGGCAGTGACATATCTGGCGGCACCAAATATAGGTCATTACCTATAAATAACGGGCCGATGCAGGAGTTCTCCAAAGGTATCATCGCTATATACCCTGGTAGTAGTATTAGCATAGTTGCGAATCTAAGCGGCCTGGGGGCGATCATAGCAGTCACGAATGCCGTAGCACACGTAGACTGGATAGAGGAAACCCAATAATGGCACGCGACACATTCCCATCCGGTCAGAAGTGGGGCGGTGCAGGTATGAACTACGGTAACGAACGAGCTTTTAACCCGTACTTCGACCAGACAATCATTAAGAATGACCTTGCTCAGATCCGCAGGTACTTCGATAAGATCCGCATATTCATACCCAGCTATATCTACGGTGTTAGCAACCCTATAGTGCTGAACTGTATATACATAATTGATCAGGCGAAGGCACTCGGCTTTCATGTTACATGGGGTGTCACCTCTACAGAAGACACTCTAACGGCCGCCAAGTACCCGTTGTTCCGCGCTGCGGCAATAGCCAGGGCACAGCTTGCAGAGGCACACGGAGTTGATAGGTTTGCCACCAACGAAGAGGATCGGCATGTAGACGACACTACGCTTACTAAAGCACAGATACGTGATTACTGCCTAAACGACATACCCAACGCTATATCTGCCGTGTTCACTGGTGATAAGAGTACTAACTACGCTGAATCAGATCTGCAAGACTGGATACCACTGGGCAAAGGTGCAACTGATAGCCAGGGCATGAACGCTTACGGTGAGAACGAATATACAACTGGACGCTTCAACAGGGTTATTGACCTATTCCACGCTGCATACGGTTCGACTGGTTATATATCTGAATGGAATCTGCACTATGACTGGACGCAACTGACTATGAGCCAGGCTCGGCAGCGGACAGAGGTGCGCGATAGGCAGAGGCATCTCATAGCATTGAACATAGATGCCTACTTCTTTATGTACTCACATGTCAATGACGACCAGTTTGCTTGTAAGTTAGCGGATGGTACTTACCGCTTGTTCTGGTGGGAGCTGTTCGATGGTAGGTTGCCGGTTGAGTATAACTAGTAGGAGAAATAATGTCCCAGACCACCAGCTACTAACGTAATGCCTAGTAACCCCATCATTCCTGCATGATCGTTACGTTTTGGGTTGTCGTAGAGGGTTGCCCAATAGGTAATTAGGCATCCGCCCGTTATCACTAGTAGGGTATCAAACATTGTCATAGCATGATTCTAACATACATTGACAATATACGTATTATATGCTAAATATTAAATAGTATGTTGAAAAACAAAAAGAGACTGCTCACGTTCTGGCTGCCATTAGCAGCTATCGCGGGCCTAGGCATATGTGCTAGCGTCGTGGCCTACGTATACAACGACAATAAACCGAACACAGCGGTAATCGAACATACCGAGGAGATAAGTCCCGGTGCTTTAGCGTATATAGTAGATGAAGTACGCAAGAAGGCTGGTGTGACAGAACTTGAGTATGTGACTGATCTAAATAGCTCCGCAAAATTGAAATGCGACGACATGGTAGCCAATAACTACTATGACCATGTAAACCCTGCATCAGGAAAACATGGATACGAATATATAACCATGGAGGGGATCGGTTTCAGGTCCGAGAACCTTAATAAAGGTGTCTTTAACACTAACCAGTCAGTTGTGGACAGCTGGATGGGAAGCGAACAGCACAGGAAAGCCATCCTTGAACCCGCTAACAAGTATGTGGGTTACGCGGTATGTACATCTGCAGATAAACAGACCCTAGTCGTACAACATTTTGCCCGCCCAAGCGATGCAGCTAGTGAAACAGACGCTCCCGAGGGTGCTACTGCGCGATGCTGTGACGGTGTGTATAGTCATTCAACTGGTCGAGGCACTTGTTCACACCATGACAGCGTATGCGAATGGCTATAACAGTGTTATAATACATACATTACAGCACCCACTCGAATCTAAAAATACGGATAGGGGAAAGCCTAAAAATACGGGCTATAAGGTGCCAAGGATATAGCCAAATAGTTTAGGGACACGACAAAAAGGTCTGCCCGTGACTCTAAAAGAAGAGCAAACGATTAAGAAGCTATCTTAATTAATCTCATCTTTTGGAGTCTTTTTATATGGCATGGTTTAACCCAGCAACGTGGACGCCTGTTGACGCAGTCCAGAATAAATTATCACAGTTCGGTACCGCCGCTAATAGCTTTCAGGGGGCAGGCGGCAACAAGGTCATGTTCTCGAACCCTAATGGTATCACTACTAGTAGGCCACAGGCATCACCGATCGCCCAACCAAGGAATGATCAAGAACCCCAGCCAATCCCGACCGGTGCATATTTGGGTGGCTCCAACGGTGGTTCATCGTCTGGCGGCAACGCTGGCTACGACCCCGCAGCTCTTGCTAGTTTCGACACAAGCATTAACAGCGCCAATAACTCTCTAGGTTTACTAGACCGCCAACAAGACATTGGCCAAGAAAACATTAACAATGGCTTCAATTCTAGCCTCAATAGGTTGCTTGGTGGCAAAGCTACTGCAGACCGTAACTACAACACGACTAAAACCCAGTCTACGCAGGACAATATCACTGCTCGAAACAACATTAAGACAAGTGTAGGCCGTAACGCCAACGCAGTGCAGAGACTACTAGGTCAACGCGGTGCAGGTAACTCTAGCGCGGCTCAGATTGTCGCTCCGTATGGTGCAGCTCTTCAGGGCACACAACAGCTCAAGGGTGTCACCGACGCATTCGGACGTAATATGCAGTCCCTTGACACTAACTACCAGGACTTCAACCGTGATTGGTCTAACAGCCGTGAAGATCTTGATAGACAGAAGTTCACACAGGAGCAGTCTCTTAGGTCTAGCGTGGCAGAGCGTCGTGCTAATCTGCTCAACTCACTTGGACAACTACAGTCGCAGCGAGTAGCCGCCCAGGGTGGTAACAGTGCAGCCGCTCTAGCAGCAGCCCAACCGTCGATTGATCAGGCAAACCGTTTACAGGGCGACATAGTTGACTATGGCCGCCAGTTCGCTAATGCCATCAATGTGAATACACCCACCTACACCTCACCTGATCTAGCCCAATATAACTATGAAGCTGGACAAGGCCCAAGCGTAGAAAACAACTCTGCGTATACAGACACAATCAATCCGTTCCTCAGCTCATTATTAGGTAACCGTAAACAAAGAATAGGACAATAGGCAAAATCATGGGATTTTTAGATGCTTTCGAAAGACTGGTGGGACGTGGCAAGCAACAACAGCAAATGCAACGACCACAGCAAGCCGCACCACAGGCACCAGCTCCGGACATAACTTACAACCCTAGCCCCAACGCGAACGTACCATTCTCCGCACGTACCCCTGAGATGGCACAGATGGGTAATCGTTATACTGCTAACCCAACTTCTCCCGAATTCATAGGCGTTGACCCACAGCAGTTCGGCTATCCAGAAGACATGACTGCTCGTCCTCAGATTCCAGTGATGCAGAATCGCCAGAACCTCCAGTCGTTTAATGACCCAGAGTGGTCAGTAAGACTTCCACAAGGACCTGCATTTAACCCTGGTGCTAACCAACTACAGCAAGGAAGCTACACACGACGCGTACAACCTGGCTCCTGGAGATAACATGGCCAACATAATCAAATGGGCAAGAGACCGTGCTCAGCAAGTAGCTGATACTGCTAGCCGAGTGTATGACCAGGTAAACGTTCTCGATAATGGTAGGACGTTTAACCAGCGTACACCCACTAATCAGCAGAGCGTTATCCAGCAGGCAGCCCAAGCAGCTGGTAATACTCCTATTGCTCGTGCTGCCGCGCCAGTAGGACGTGTCTTGCAACAAGCTCCACAGGCTTATCAGGCAGTTAAGAATATCCCAGCAATACGCTCACTCAGTAATCCTGTAACTAGATTCGTAGACAACAATTTCTTAGAGCCAGCGCTCAAGGCTGAAGGAAACGCCGGAAAGCTCTTGCAACAGCGTAACCCATACTCAGGTAGCGGCCAACAACAAGCAGGACAAGCTCTACAGGACGTTATATCTATAGCTGGCGTCGCGCCTATAGGTGGTGGTGCTAGACTCGCTGCACAAGGTGCAAAGGCTGCAATACGTCCTATTATTAAGCAAGGTGCAATTGCTGGCGCTAAAGTTGGTGCTGGATTTGGTGCTGCTCAGGGTGTAGCAACGTCTCTTAAGGAAGAGCAGAACTTACCCCAGTCAATACGTGCCGTAGCCACAAACACCGCTCTGGGCGGTGGCCTAGGTGCAGGCGCTGGTGTCGCAGCTCCATTCGTTGGTGCAGGTGTACGTAAAACTGTCCAAACAGCAAAGAAGGTGAACACAGATCTCGGTGAGGGTGGATTTGCAAAGATCCCTAGCTCGAAGCCTGAACCCACCGCTGCCGACATAGTTAACTCCGGTAACACTCGACCGCAGGCCGAGTTACAGCGAGCATATGAAGCAGCCCATAATAGCGGTAACGTACAAGAGGCAGAGCGTATTGCTAAGGCCTTAGACGATCCCGCTCTATCTGGTACAGGATCTGCCCCGGGTGCAGTGGAAGCGGCTAAGGCGCGTATGCAGGCGGCGATGAATCCAGAACAACCTCTACCTATACGTAATACAAAGCGTGAGGGAAATATCTCTAAGGCACTCCGTTCCACCCGCTCAGTGATTGAGCGACAGGGTGAGAGTGGTAAAGTCCTTGGCTCAATGTTGCAACAGGGTCGCGACACTCAAGAGTTGCTACTAGCCGGTGTTCAGAAGCAGATACCAACTCTCCGTAAGCTTAAGGGCAAGGCTTTCGAGAACTTCGTAGATGCTACACAAGGACTTGCCAAACCTCTTAACCCTCGTATCGCGCAAGCCGTGCAGGAATGGAAGGCCCTACATCCAGCGATTAGACAACGGGCAGTCGATGCGGGGCTTGATGTAGGCGACCTTGGTGAGAACTATTACCCTCACTTTATCGATTACGACCGTGTATTTAAGGACACTAACACCTTTAACAAGGCGATAAATCATCTCGTGGAGACAGGCCAAGCGCCTAATCAAGACGAGGCTATCAAGCTGTTGGGTTTCGCCCGTGATACATCACGTAATCGGCAGTTCGGCAACCTCGAAGCCTCTCGTTTAGTAGACTTGCCATTCTACGACAAGACCCCAAACAGCCTTATAAGCTACTTATCTGGTTCGGGCAAACGAATCGCACAGACGGAGACATTTGGCGCTAAGGATGAAAAGGCTCTAAAGCTGATCTCTCAAATCGGACAGGAAGGTGGGGACACAGAAGCCGCCAAGAATGCATACGATGTCGCCGTTGGCGCAAAACAATATAACCCCACCACCACCAATGTGTCTCAGAATATTAGGAGATACATAACTACGACCCGCTTAGGCTTAGGAGCACTAACGAATGTCTCCCAGAACGTCAATACAGGTATAGTTACAGGTCACATGCGTACCTTGGCAGCGGCTGCTAAACAACTCGACCCAAAGACTAGGGCATTTGTAGGCGACACTGGCGTTATAGCTGACGCAGTTCTCAATGATATGCGCACCCAGCGGGGTGACACTTTTGGCGCACGAGCGGCAGGCAGGACAATCAAAGCGATTACCGCGCCGCTCTTCGGTACTGTAGAGAAGATTAACCGCTCCATATCTGCCACCGCCGGAAGAGACTATGGGCTACGCCTAGCACAAAAGGGCGATGAGAGGACGTTGCGTAGGCTCGGTGTCACCGGGGAGATAAGGAATAAGACGCTTACTCCTGAACAGCAAATACAGGTAGCACGCAAAGTCGTCGAGAAGACACAGTTTAAGGTCGATCCCCAAGACTTGCCTGGATGGGTCGATACCCCAGGGGGCAAGCTAGTAGCCCAGTTCAGAACCTTTAGCTATAGCCAGGGTAAGTTTGTGAGTAACGAGATACTGAAACCAATCGCCCGTGGCAACCTTTTGCCCTTAGCAAGATTATTAGCAGCTCTACCACTAGGCTACGCTTTGTATGAAACTAAGCGTGTTATAGCCGGGCGGCCTGAGGAAGAGGATAAGAAGAAAGTTGGCTTATCAGCGTTCCAGAACGTCGGTGGCGCTGGCCTTGCTTTTGACCTATACCAAACACTCAATCCAGTGGGTAGTAAATACATCCCATCTGACAGGCGTACCACTATGGCGGTAGGTGCATTTGGTGGCCCAGCCGTCGGTGTCGCCGCCCAAGGTGCAGGTGCAATCTCTGAAGCTATCCAACGCAAGAATACCCCAACAGATGAGTCGAGGTTAGAGGGCAAGGTAGTAGCTGGCAAGACACCAGAAAGCTACACCGACCTTACGCCCATATCTAGGTTTGGCCTCCAGCAGGTACCAATTGTAGGAACGGCCGTGAAGAATAGGCTGCTCCCATTCAAGAAAGAGGCCGACGCCGACGTCGGTAAGAAGGAAACGGGAGCCGCCACAACTGCTGACACTTTGAAGGCTGATAGCAGGCAGCGCAGTAAGGATTTCAAGTCATCTCTCAGCAAAGACGACTACGCTATATCTCAACTGTCTAAAGTTGACCAAGAGAAACTCGTTAGCCAAGGCACTATCACGAAAGAGAAGTTAGACGGACTTAGAAGTTACGTTAAAGATAAGAAGAAAGAGCTAGGCTATAGCTCAAGCTCCACTACTGATCTACGTTCCTCACCGGAGGCCGAATACAAAGCAGCCAAAGAGAAATACGAGCAGGACAAGAAGGACGGCAAAATATCAGGAGTTAAAGACGTAGAACGTGTCCGTGCGCTCAAGAAACTTGAGGTTGGCTCTACATACGATAAAGACTTACGTGATCTCTACAGCCTCAGCAAGCAGCAAATATACGATTACGTGACAACAAACCCAGACGGCAATAAGCTCGTTGCGCAGCTCAGTGAATATGATCAGAAGTTACATGACGCTGGTCTTACTCCCAGTCTGAAGTTCAAGACTGGCATCGCACCAGCAAAGAAAGGCTCTGACGGTACAAAAGCTAAAACTGCAAAGGCCGCCAAAGCCGCTTCGACCAGGATGGCTAAAGCTATACAGTTACCAAAAGTAGGCCGAGTGCGCCAATCACGCTTTGCCGTCAAGGGCACTCGCTCACCAAAATTCAGTGTGCCAAAGGTGCGCTCCCCTAAGATCACTAATACGGCACTCAACAAGCTGACAGGTGCGCGTACGAAGATCGCCTAAACGTGATATAATAGCCTCAGAAAAAGACGTCACCTAAAAAAGCAAGGAACGTGTTGCACGTAAGAGCAACCCTCCTTGCTTTTTCTGTTAGGCTCGACGTTGACTACAACCGAATTTGTGCAGCAGGCATTCAGGGCAGCTACAGGTAAGCTACCTACATTTCCCGTGGGAAGTACCAAGTGGAATAACCTTGTATCTAGCGGTAACTTCTACATTGACCAGTGGTCGCGCGAGTTAAATGTTGACTGGAACTCTCTATACGACCCAGCCTTTTCGATAGGCACCGTAACAACCGAGCAAACTTATGACCTCGACGAGACTATACGAAAGATCAGCCAGCAAGAAGACGACTTCTTACGCATTGTACATACTAACGGCACCCAATGGACTGACTACGATTTAGTTAAGGCAGATAGACTACGCAGCTATGATGAAAGCTCTGGTCATTACGCAGCACAAGTTGGCCGTACAGTCCGTTTTAACAAGGCATTCTTGTCCTCCAATCCCCAATACGGTGGTGAGATATTCCTACCCGTATATCTATTCCCCGAGAAGATGGTAGCCGCGACTGGCGAGGTGCCTGTAGACGACCCTAACTGGCTTGTCTTCGTGGTTGCTGCGGACTATGTGCGAAACGACATAACGCGCAAAGACCTTCGTGCTGATCTTATATCCGAGGCCAACGGCTGCATGGAACGGATGAAGCAGGATAACGAGGCGCAACTATCAGAAGTTCTGCGTCCTTGGAACCCCTTAGCGAGAGTCGATACGGACGGCTGGGGTGATTAAAGCCACTCAATACCCTAAGCCAAAGATAGAACGTCTTTCCTTCAAAGACTGGCTTAAAGGTACAGTCACAGCCTACGACGATGGCAGGACGCCTACGGATGGCCTACGAAGCTCTGGCAACGTAGTCCTTGACCAGGACGGTACTCTTCGTCCACGACCCTCACGTGTACGCTACGGCATCCAACCGACTGGCACTGTGCTTGGTGAAGTTTTTGAGTTTGTGCGTACATTGTCCGGTTCTAGCGAGAACTGGGAAATATGCATGCAAAACGTGTCTGGTACCACTCGTCCGTATGTGCGTAAAGACGGTGCTGCTTGGGTAGCAACTACAGGCAAGACGTATAACAACACCGCTGCAGCTCACTTCGAGCAGATCGACGACAAGGTGTTAGTCATGAACGGCGAGGATAACTTAAGCTACTACGACATCACCACATCGGGCGGCACGCCTACAGTAGTACCGTTCACGGCCCTAACTACTCCAACAGCCCCGACAGTTACGAAAACCGGTCTAGTAGGTACAACGTATACCTATACTTACCGTATTACAGCTAACAGCACAGTAGGCGAGACAGCTGGCTCGGTCGCTGGCTCTGTCTCCGTTGGTGCAGTTCGTGAGACGTGGGACAGTACTACTAATAACGTAAAGGTTACCTGGTCGGCGGTATCTAGTGCTTCAAGCTACAACGTTTACATGGGTTCAGTATCAGGCAGCGAGTTCTTAATCGCAGCGGGCGTAAATGGACTTGAGCTTGTTGATGACGGATCATATGCCCAAGATTCGACACGCTTAGCACCCGTCTCTGATTCTACAGCAGGGCCAAAGGTTACCCGTGGCAAGGTTATAAACGGCCAGATATTTCTAGTAGGCGATAAAGACAACCCTCGCTATGTACGCTTCGGCGGCACTGGTAAGTTTGTACTGGACTTCTCGCCCTTTAACGGCGGTGGCTATGTCGAGATAGCTAAGGGCTCAAAAGAGTTCCCCGTTAAGGTCATGCCATTCCGTGATGGTAAGGGCAACGCTCAGATCACCGTTCTGTGTCGTGGTACTTCTGGACGTGGCAAGCGCTACCTTATGAGCCCTAATTCCACGACTATAGGTGAAACTATTATTAACTTCTTTGACATTGTAGAAGACAACGGGCAAGACGGAACTGACTCCCCTGATGCTGTCATTCTTTATAACGACTCACTGTGGTACCCATCTCGTGATGGATTCAAAACTACAGGTACCAAGCCTCAATTACAGAACATCCTCTCAACTAACCGCGTATCTAACACCATCCAGACAGATATTAGGAACTTGAATAACGATGCCATGAAGAATGCCGTTGGCCTCGGGTTCGAAGGAAAACTCTACTACTCGTTACCAGTTGGCACGAGCACAAACAATGAGATCTGGGTGCTCGACCTCGACCGTGACGGGGCGTGGATGAAGCCTTGGAATATGGAAGCGGAATGGATGTGGCTGTACAACGACAATAACGGTGTTGTCCACTTTTGCACTATAGCTAACAACGTCATATATGAATTCACGTACACGAGCGCCACAAGTGATGATGGCGTAGCTTTTCCCACCAGCGCAACATCCGGCCTCCTGAAGTTCTCTGAGGACGGTCTGGAGTGGGCAAAGGTTATAGATGTCACCTTCTTCCTCCAAAGGCCGCAAGGAGCTATCAGCTTGCGTGTGGCAGGTAAAACCGAGGACTCGATGCTAGCTAGTGTTGGTGGGCAGAACTTCATTTCCAGCGCTTCGGTCACAGGCTGGGGCGGTGCTGGTTGGAGCGAGAGGGGTTGGAGCGAAGTTATAAGAGTGCCGATCCAAACTGGCGATGCGAACGAACCAGTGGTCATTGAAGTTGATGAGGAGCTTCAGTGGTTGACCTGGGAGCTTACTAGTGTCGCCAGGGGCGTAAGTTATCAACTCTCTGACGTAATCATTCGGTTTGTACGCATAGGAACTAAGGACATTTCATAGGAGAAACATTATGGCCTCGATTAACGATAAGATTACAAAGACTACCGACGGTTCCAGACCAGTACCAACGACTGTGACTGCTACCCGATCACCTGGCGTGACCACACTTAGCGGTGCGGCATTTAGTGGATGGGAAAGCGCCACGACCGCCGTGCACTTCGCTACATACCAGGTTGACACGAATAACGAGAAAATAGATGGTACGCAGTGTGACTGGAAGGGTCTTGTAAGCGGCACCACAATTACCGCCCTTCAGCTACGCGCTGGGACTGATATAGGTAACAACATCGGCGACATCATTGAATGTATGCCTACAGCTGCTTGGGGAGATGACTTAGCTCAGGCTCTACTCGACGAACATGACACGCAAGGCAAGCACACCGACATTACGGCTACCACCCTCTCGGTGTCTACCACGGCAACTCTGCCAGCTAGCTCTATCATCCCAAACTACTTGCAAGCAGGCTCAGGCACAAGCTGGGGATGGACAGCTTGGACACCTACACTTGCCAACCTATCACTTGGGAACGGTACGGTTACTGCCCGATACACTCAGATAGGCAAAAAGGTGACAGCATATATTAAGGTCGTCTTTGGCTCAACATCTGTAATGGGTACAGCCCCAACATTCACCCTGCCCGTAACAGCCGCATCGCAATATGGCGCAAATATCAATGTCGTTGGCACAGGTGTAGCTATCAACAATGGCCTTACGTATAACGCATTCGCAGCTATAAATACCACCGTAGGCGAGGTACGAACCATGGACGTATCAGGTAGCTACGGAAACATAGTACCAGTTAACGCATCCACGCCTACTTCGCCATGGACTAACAACGACTACTTTGACCTTACGTTCGAGTATGAGGCTGCATAGATGAATTCGACAGACAGTGAAGGGGACGTACGGGTTCTCAAAAAAGAGATAGAGATGGGCAGAGCGGAGACAAATAGGCGTCTCGACCGTATAGAGTCCAAGATCGATGCCCAGAGCGCGGTACCTATAGCAGTGTTTGAGGAGTTTAAAAAGGAAGTGAAAGACACGTACATGACTAAAGAGGAGAACCGCCCCATGAAAACGCTATTCTGGACAATCATCGGTACGCTCATCACCGGTCTTATCGGTCTCCTATTCTTCCTGTTACAAGGACAACTTAAATGAAACGCCTAGATGTGTACGCAGCCTACGCCACCGTCGTCATCATATTCGTAGTAGCCATTGCTCTCAATTACATCTACTTCTTCCCAGGTGCAGACGTAATAAAAGACAGTACATGGCAGTTAGTAGCACCTGAGCCTAAGTACGCGACAGGAGATGTAATAAAGCTCCAGGCATCATTCGAGAAGCTTCAGAACGCTAAGGCTCTGCAATCCGACCGTTATATCCAGTGTAAGAATTCCCGTGGGGTCTATGACAAATACACCGCCAGCCTAGTAGACGCCCCGGCATCGACCAAGAAGGGCATCTACAAGGATAGGGAAATAGGTATCCTCGTGCCTGTAGTGCCTAAAGGTTCTACATGTCGAGTGAGCATCTCAACAGCATACAAAATAAGACTAATTAGAAACTTCACGGAGAACAAGACCTCCAATGAGTTCAGGGTAGAGTAACATGCGTTATCCATTAGACGAAGAAATTGATATTGTCCAGGGTTTTGGCGAGAACGGCTACGACTATGCACAGTGGGGGCTTGTCGGCCATCATGGCTGTGACTGCCGTGCGTTAGTACCTAAGCCTGTATACGCCCCAGAACATGGCTACATTCTAAAGTCAGCAAATGGCCTGACAGACGACAGGAGCGGCCGGTATGTAGCCGGGGAGACCATTATAATCCAGGGCGATAGCTTCGAGCACTGGCTACTACACCTCTCTAAGCGTCTGGCCTATCCAGGCGAGGAGGTGCAAGAGGGAGAGTTAATTGGCTACACTGGGGCCACCGGTGAAGTCACAGGCCCGCACCTGCATTGGGGTGTCCGGCCTCATAGTCCTGATATGACCAATGGCTATAGGGGATACATTAACCCGATGATAGCATTAAGCAGCAAGAGAGGAGATGAGATGATTGATACTGACAATAAGGCGCGCGATCTGTTCGTTGCTATATTACACGAGGTTCCCGAGAACATTAGCGACGACGCTATACAGTCGGTAAAGGGCCAGCCGTATGCGGAAGTCGTTAGGGCACTCGTGAACTATGACAAATGGCGCAGCCAGAACGATAAGCTTGTGGCCTATGACCAGATACAGACGGCGTCAACGACCGACCAGTCAGATGCCGAGAAATTTAGAAAGATTAAGGAGTTATTGAAATGAGTATATTAGATTATGCGAAAGATGTTTTTGAACGACCAGAGGTATACGCTAAGTTCTGGGTAGCCGCCGCTGGTTTCCTAATGACACTGCTATCCAACTACTTCCCTGACGCCCTTTGGCTACAGCCGCTGATTGCAGCTATCACAGCTGGTGGTGTGATAAGCGTTCCTAACAAGAAAGGTTTATAGATATGGAACTATTAATTAATCTAATCCTAGCCCTTATAGCGGGCTTTCTGACACGCTATCTACTTAACAGCTGTAAAGTTACCGATCCCATTGCGGTACTCGTAGGGATCCTAGTGGGTATTGTAGTCTTTATGGCGGACTTTGCTGCCCGAATGGTCTAGTGTATAATCAAAGGTGATTAGGCCAACACAAAAGAGCAATCTTCACGTATCCTTCGGGATACATGGCCTAATCACCAGAAGATTGCTCTTTTAGTATTATCGGGGGATAGATGGTAGTTTTTACGACCTTACTTATTGTAAGTGTACTGGGGCTTGCCGCTGCATCAAGAGTAATCAGCAAGCGCAAGTAGAGGAGACCCTTCGGGGTCTTTTTCTATGCCATTTAATGATCTTAGGATTAGCTACCTGCTACAATGCGGATTGTCTAAACCAATTAGGAGAGCTATATGCCAAAGATCAACCTTAAAGCCTGTCTAAACTGCGGCGTACACGCTATAGTCATTGAAAAGGGTACTAAACCCACTGAAGAGGTCGAGTGCAATAACTGTCACGCTATCTTTTTTAAAAAAGACTTGAAGTAGTATATACCTAATATGCTAGGATAATATAAGTCTAAACCAATCTCTGTAATCTCATCGCGCTGAGGAAGGGGCACTTCCCGAAAACAAGGCGCGAGCTTTGCTGATTGGTTTAGACTCCGTTCTAGGGGAGTGTCCTAACTTGTAATCTAGACCACTATCTGATACACTAGTTGCTAGTCATAACCCGCTGTAGTGACCTCGGTATCCGAGGCATTATTGTAGTGACAAAACCACGAAAAATGCCTCGTTTTGGAGAAATTCCGAACGAGGTTTTTTCATTTGTCAAGCATAATGTGCGGATTTCGCGACACTTTAAAGTACCGGGTGCGTTAATGCCGGTACGCCACACTCAGACTCATGTGATGAGGACGGGAATAAGGGAAGTGAGCAATTACGTGAGGGTACGTAACCTTACGCCATCAACAGGTTAAACCAATAGATGGCATTGCTCGCTGTTGCCTTTGTACTTTTACAATTTTGTTTGTTTCCTATTAACACACTACCAGCCTAGATCTATGCTCTGAAAACAGGAATAACTAGGTTAGTAAAACAAGCAAGATTGTAGAGTACACAGGCAGCGAACAAAAGGTTACCAATAGATTAAATAGAGAGAAATACAAGCAAAACTAGCGCGTAACACTACTATACGCTAGTTCTACTTGTATGTGATCTTTCTTTTGTATTAATGGGAAGGATGTAAGGCTATATTGATAACTGTAAGATTACTTACAGGCGGAGTCTAAACCAAATGAATACTACAGAGGCAGTTGATGCTTTTCTGCGCTATTTACGTATGCGCAAAAACAGGTCACTGACGACAATAGATACCTATAGAGGTATATTGGCGCAGTTCGCTGACATAACAGGCAACAAGCCTGTCTCTGAGCTGCATATTGATGATGTTGACTACTTTGCGGATGTGCTAAGCCTCCGTAACTACGCTTCCAAGACATACCGTTGCAAGCTTAATGCAGTACGCAGCTTTGTACGCTACCTATATATAAAGGACTTAGCAGATATTAAACCTGAAAAGGTAGAAGTACCCAAAGAAGAGTGGAACAAAGAAGCTAACTTCTTAGAAATGGAGGAGGCGCAGAAGTTTATATCCGTCATAGATGACATCCGTGATAAGGCCATGATGCTCTTCTTACTAACTAGCTGGGTACGTGTTACTGAATTTATAAACATACAATACGATGACGTTCACAAACGCTCTGTACTCATCCGCAAGGGCAAGGGTGGCAAGCCTAGACCCGTATTCATAACAGAAGAAGCACAAGCTGCCCTAGACCTCTATATTAAGCTGAGAAGGGGTAACGATCCAGGCCCACTATTCCCGAATCCGGATGGCAATTCATTAAGTAGAGTTATCGTTGCTCGTAAAGTGAAGTTCTATGCAGAAAAGGCTGGCATTAAGAAGAAGGTAACACCGCATACACTCCGGCATACGGGCGCTACTACCTATTTAGAGGCCGATGGGCGTATTGAAGAAGCCCAGCAGATACTTGGGCATGAGAAGATCCACACCACTATGATCTACCTTCACTTTAGAAACACGCGTGTGCATAAGAGTTTTGATGACACCATGAACAAAGTGAGCTATACTACTATCTAGCTTATCGTTTGTCTATTGACATCACATAACAGTTATGCTAGTATTAAGACAGTAAGCCGAGCACAGACGAGGCCGAATCTTTTACAACTAAGCTGAACATATTCATCTCCTAACAGAGACAATGTCAGTTTACGGAGCGGCTGTTTTGTAAACAGCGGGTCGTGGGTTCGAATCCCTCTGTCGGCTCCATCAGTAAACTTTCACCTCTCGTTAGAAGACGAGAGGTTTTTTTATTAATATCGAGGTCACTACAAAGGGTTATGACCTCGGCAGGATAACGAAACCTGTTCCAAAGTGAACAAGCCCGACTGCTCGTCATATTACGAGCCAGCGCGCAGAGTAACTGAAGAGAACTTTCGTAGACTTATGACTGAGGTCAAACTAGCACATAAAGTCTAACGTATGGTGGTTAGCTCTGGTTAAGTGCGCCCTTTTACAACTTGAACATAGTAGAGCGTATATCTCTGGCACTAAGGTTACGACAACGCTGCGGCCGGCCGGATTGGTAAGCTTCAGTGTCAGTGCTATACGCTCTACAGTAGAGCCCCTTTAGGGAGAGTGGCGGAATAGGTAGACGCTTAAGCTCGAAAGATTTAAGTCTGTTCGAGAGAGAATCCAGGTAAAGCGCACCAAGGAGGATGAGCTTAAATCATGCAGGGTGACGCTGTCCAAATCCCTGCCTCTCCCTATGGGTGCTCTACGCCAGACACAAACAACAAAATAGAAAGGACTAACTATGTTAGTACACAACAAAGAATATATAGATTCAGAAGTAGTAAGCAAACCAACTAAATCAGGCATCAGGGTTATCTCGGAGATGTCCACGACACGAATTCTATGGTTTGTAGCTAAGAAGCATCGTGTTGGATTGCTAGCAATTGCAGCCCTTATAGGCTGGGGTCTCAATCTACACGTAGACAATGTTATCGCTACTCTTGTTTTTTAGGGTAGCGGAGGGTAGAGCGTATGAAGCTGGTAGTAAACCGTCTGCGTAGTCGTTCTTATGAGAAGAGTGTACGCATTGGCAATGCCATCAATTCATAGGAGTTGCTACTAGCACCATACGCTCTTACCCATACACACCGTTAGAGACGGTTCAGCTGGTAGTAATAGATAAGTTTGAAGACAGCTGGCCGCAGCTTCGGCAACTTACATGCCCCCTAGGCCGATGACTCACCGAAGCGGGAAAGTCGGAGTAAACGGAAGTAAGTTAGCAGCGGCAGCCATTTGTCTTCAAGCAAGTATAAGTAACTTAAGCGAGGAGGAGTAACATCAACCGAGTTCTAACTATTAGTTCCGTATGGCTCAGCAGGAAAACAGATGACGGTGCTCCGCGCGCCTGGATTAAAGGTAAGTACTTCTACATTACCGGTAAGTCCCCAGATAGCGAGGTGGAGTATAGAACTGGACACCTGGCACCGGAGAAACATAGGTTTTTGGGCTATTGCGTTCATCAATACGCCTTTAAGGTAGTAACCCTTAAACATGATAACTGGTATAAGTAACTTTAATTAAGAGGAGGCCGGTATGAGTAATGTGACTATATCAAAACAAGAATACCTGGAATTACAGAACGCAAAAGCAATAATGCAACGACTTGAATCGGCCGGTGTAGATAACTGGGAGGGGTATGATATTGCCCTCGATGGATACGTATCCAAGGAAGAGTTATACAAAGAAGCCGAAGAATTCTTGAATGAAATTTCTGCTGACTCACAAGTCGATTATCCGGCTGGCAGAGAAGCAGGTCACATGATCATCTTTAGTGATAAAGCCGTAGAGATGGTCGTCGAACTCTTGAAGGCCAGAGCTAACTAAATATAACCAACTAACCCTGGAGGCACATATATGAAGAGGCCCTACCCGAAATACGAAAGCCACTGTTGCGGTGCTCCCGTGAGAATCGAGGAAGACCAACAGGTTAAGTACTTCTGCGAAGAATGTGGCGAGCCTTGTATAGCACGTAAGAAAAAGTAACTAACCCTGGAGGATGATATGGCACGGTACTACTACAGCGTCGCCTGCGAGAATGATGATATAGAAGAGTTCGAGCACGAGCGCGGCAAAGCGATTCACTATGCTAAGTCTCAAGCCCGCAAGGGTAAGAAGCACGTCATCGTAAATGTCCAGAACGAGTCAGGTGACCTTATCAACGTGCTGAAGTTTACTAACTAACCCCTAAATGGAGGAATGTATGGCAAAGGGAGAAAAGCTCGTGTCAGCACTAGCAAACAGCTTTGTGTCACTCGGCTTTAGCCCGCCAGTATACGATAAGCCAAAGTGGTATCAATTCAAGCTGAAGAAGCTGCTGCGTTATTACGACAAACACAACTGGCCCTATACGCTACGGGCTGACTAACACATAACCATAGATAACAAACAGATAGGTAGCAACCTGTCCTCGAACTGTACATGAGCCAATAAGCATGCAGCCATGTACGACAGCAGGGCAGTTTCCTGCCTATCTTCAAATAACTTGGAGAATGACATGAAGATTAACGTAATAGAGCATCCCACCACATATGCGCTAGATGATGACTGGAGCGAAGGCGACTTCGAAGAAGGTCTACACCTCGCTATCCGTTGCCAACATGACAGCATTGTTTACGACGCTGAGTTGCAGGATATGTGGTGTCCCGATTGTAGCAATGAACATCTTAATACTAACGAACGTCTGGAGCTTTTGCGCTCGCACGATGAAGGGAGACAGGAATAATGGCATCAGCTACTACGTCCCAGATACTGAAAGTTCAGACGGACCTCACCACAGATCAGGTACAGAAGTTCTTCAGCACAACTCCTGAGGACAAGGTTAAACTCCGACCAGCCAAGGGTGGCGGTCAGTGGAAGTATGTATCAGGTGGCTATGTCACTCAGGTGCTGAACAGTTTGTTTGGGTTTAATTGGTCATTCACCATAGACACCAGCATGACCGAGGCTCTAGAAGTGGCTACAAAGACTAAGACAGTCGTGCTCAAGGGTACTCTAAAGGTGCTCATTGGCGAGCAATGGATTGTCAAGGAACAGTATGGCCGCAAGGAAGTCGCCTTCAAGAAAGGCACGCAAGAGCCACTTGACTTTGGTAACGACGTGAAAGCGGCTGCCACCGATGCCAAGAAGAAATGCGCAAGCGAACTAGGGCTATTCGCAGATGTTTACTCTCAGGAAGATTTCTTCGAGGTAAATATTATTGGCGAAGACGAGTTAGAAAATAAAAGGAAAGCGTTAAAGGAGCAGCTCAATGCGGATAATACGCCTAAGCCAGTCTAAGGATAGAGAAGCATGGCTTGACTTCCGACGCGGCCGAATATCTGGCACGAAAGTCAAGATCGTGAAGCCCCTCGCACGGGGCAAGGACAGAACACCCATGGGCTTTTGGCAGCTGTTAGCAGAGAAGATAGCTATCGCTTCCGACGGCGAGCCAGATATGGATAGAGGCCATCGCCTTGAGGATGAGGCGCTAACTAAGACCGCTGAAAAGTATGGCTTAGATATGGATCTTGACCCAGGTGTATGGGTGAGCGACGAAAACGAAGACATCATCTTCTCACCAGATGGCTGTGAGAAGTCGGATCGGCCTACATGGGTAGCTGAAGCCAAGTGCTTGAGTTCGGCGAACCACCTTAAATATGTCATCAAAGACATGCGCGCCCGAAAACAAGATGACTATAACCCAATCGATTCAGTGCCTAATGACGCTAAGTCATCATATAGGGAACAGGCAATCGACGGGTTCGTTGTTAATGAGAACTTAGAGACTCTCTACTTCACTCTCTACGACGACCGTATAGCCCTCGACAAGTATATGCATCATGTGATCGTCATCAAACGTAGCGACATCCTAGAAGAGATCGAGGCGCAGCGACAGATGCAAGTCGAGACCCTAATCGAGGTTAATAAGTTAATAGCTGAACTCACGGAGGAATCATGAACGATAAGAAGCCACTTGTATATTACGGCGAGCTGAAAATACCAGATGGTAAGTATACCGCGAAAGACGGTAAAGAAAAGACCCGTTACGTTACGGTAGGTAGACTGTACCACTCTCCTCATCTGAGTAGGGTAACAATCTACCTGAATCCTACGGCAACAACTGAGGGCAAATGGGTAAATGCCTATCCTCACGAGGAATACCAGAAACCAGAAGAGGCTAAGCCTGATGTGATCTCAGAAGTTACTGACGATCCCATTGATATGAACGACATACCTTTTTAACGGCAGAAGTGAGTGGGGGGATATATGGCAAACGCAGTAGTAAAAGCAATTACATGTCTAAAGTGTGGTGACTTCGTATTCCGCTGTCATCACAAGCAGGGGGTTAAATGAAGATTAACAAGTTCAAGCTTCAAGCCTTCATGGGCAAGGAAGATAATCTGGTCGAATACATCGACTTTACAACGAGAGAAGAGTTCTTAGAATGCGCCGCGCAGTTCTTCGACAGTGCAATTGAGTTTGCCGAAGACCGGCTTGGCGATGAGGGAGATAGCGAAGATGATGCAACAGACTAGCATTTTTGCGTACCGTGCATTGGATGAGAAGAAACTTAACAAACGTCAGCAGCTTGTACTAGATGCACTGCTCGAAGTAGCTCCAGCTACTAACCGCATGATAGCAGATTACCTGAACTGGCCTATTAATACGGTCACACCCCGTTGCTTAGAGCTTCGGGGTAAGGGCAAGGTTGTAGCAGCGTATATCGGCATAGACCAAGGTCGAAAGGCTACGTACTGGCGACCACTTAAACGGGAAAAGGAATATGAGAATGAGTAGCGCAACCTTAGGTCATTGTGATAGCTGCCAACGTATGGGGCCAGTATATGAAGTAAGGATAGCTATCCTGCGCGCTTTCAGGAAGTATTGCCTAAACTGCAAGCCAGAACACAGAGAGAGGGTTTACGATGATGATTCAACGACTCTGTCTAGTTTGTCACAAAAGGATAAAACCAGACAATAAAAGACCAAAGTTATATTGCCAATGCAAGGAGCAACAATGAAGAAAATAGACTACAGAGACTTCGTAGTGGAATGGTGCACGTCATCAACTCTGGATGATCTGATGCGATCACAGCAACTCACTAAGCCACAAATAAGATACCACGCGAAGAGATTACGTGCCTCCGGCGTAGTCCTCCCAGAGTTAAAGCCCGCTATGTCTGGCCTAGATAGACTAACGGTAGCTCAACTAAATTCGCTCGTGAGAAAACACACTAAATAGGTGCGAGCCTGCAAGAGCTGTGGAAGCTACTATCACAGTACCTTCTTATGTCCGTTTAAACCACGAAAACCTATAGTCGCAAAATCTCAGTTGAAACCTAAGAAGCGAATGAATAGGGTTGGGAAGATCGGTAAACGGCTATCAGCCCAAAGTAAGCAGTGGCGCATAGATAATCCACCTAACCACGAAGGCTACTACATATGCTACATATGTGATGTGTGGATACCAGCAGATGAAATGAACGTAGAACACACCAAAAGCAAGGCACGGCATCCTGAATTCAGATTTGATAAAGGGAAACTGAAGCCTGCTTGCGGTGAGTGTAATGAAGATAAAGGGAGCAAGGACAGCTAATGCCTGAATTAACGAACAAGGAAAAGCGACTTGTGCTTAGCGCTGCAATGAGCGTCATGGGTAGGGCAAGGAATCCTAAGAAAGGCTTCGGTAGCATGACCCCAGAGAAGATACGCGCAGCACAACTTAAGAGTGCGGAAACACGCCGCAGGAACAGAGAACGTGAAGAAAGTAAATGACTCACTTGATGGATTTAAGTTTGTATATGAAGAAATCGAAACTAAAAAACTCAAAAGAGCAGGCAAGACTATCCTTTTGGTTAGCTCTTGGACTCGTAAGCATTTCAATACTGATAGCAGCAATGACATCAAAGCTGTTTTGGGAATTAGTAATAGGGGGAAAACCGTAGATGAGACAGATTAAGGCAGAGCACTTCGTAAGGCTGTGGCTCGAAGCATATAAGAACGGTGATGGACTTGATTGGATCGCCGAACGCATGAATCGCCGCAGAACAACTATATCCGGTATGGCCGCGACACTAAGGACAGAGGGCATAAAACTGCCCACCCTTAGACGCCGTCACATAGAGGCGGTTAACATAGAAGACTTGAATAAACTCATAAGACAAAAGCTGGAGCTGTAATGCCACTATTGAACTATACGACTAGCATAGCTCCACAGAAGACAGTTATGGAGATACAGGCGCTACTTGCCAAAGCGGGGGCGTCAAAGATACTGGCCGATTACGACCACGAGGGTAATATAACAGCCTTGAGCTTCCAGCTCCGTGCGGAGCAGGGCGAAATATCCTTCAAGCTACCTACGGCATGGCAACCGGTGCATGAGACACTAAAGCGTCAAAGGGTATCAGCCAAGTACCAGACCCCTGAGCAGGCGCTACGTGTGGCCTGGAGGATCACCAAGGATTGGGTTGAAGCCCAGCTAGCGATTATCGAAACCCGGATGGTAACGACAGCGCAGGTATTCCTGCCCTACGCGATCACAAAGGACGGGTCATCAGTATATGAATATATAGCAGGGCAGAGTAACCTTTTGCTTGGTTCTGGCGACTAGCAGATGCCAACCCTCATACTCACCAACGGTACCAAAAAGGACGTAGACTACGACAAAGCTATTCAGATTAAGCAAATATTAGATTGCGAAGTAGAACCTGAGAATAAAGAGCAAGCCAACTTCGTATCTAATATAGCTCACATTAAGTTTGAACCAATAGCTACGCCCAACAGAAACAGACGTACCGTAGAACATGATACTGAAATGGACACAATATTAACCAATACCGCCCTAAAAGGCCGCGCTAAGCTTAAGGCTGTCGTGGATAGGATTAGGGCTAGGAGAAGATGATGAGTGAACTATACCACAAGATACCTGGACTTTATAAACGCGAGGAGCAGAAGCCCTTCCGTCTTATCGAGGGGGTATATAGAGAACCCGAGCTTGAATTACTGAAGGACATAGAATGGGTATTCACGGAGAAGGTTGACGGCACCAATATTCGCATTATATGGGACGGCCATAAGGTTTATTTTGGTGGACGTACAGAGAATGCGCAGATCCCAAGCCATCTTGTCACGAAGCTAAACGAATTGTTTATGGGCACACGGGTAGAACAGGTATTCGAACAGGTATTTGGGGAGGTTCCGGCCACCCTGTTTGGAGAAGGTTACGGAGCAAAGATACAGAAAGGTGGGGGCAACTACTCTAGCTCCCAGGAGTTTGTGCTATTTGACGTTAAGATAGGCGAGCTCTACCTTAAGCGCAAAGACGTCGAAGATATAGCCGGCAAGTTCAGCCTGGATGTTGTACCGATTGTGCACACAGGCAAGCTGCTGGAGGGTGTTGATATGATAAAGGCTGGTCTCAAATCTCAGTGGGGTGACTTTATTGCGGAGGGCCTCGTGGCCAAGCCTGTCGTGGAACTATTCACGCGTAGGGGCGACCGGATCATCACAAAGATCAAACATGAAGACTTCAACCAGGAGCAAATATGACCAACAACAGCACCAGCACATTCCCACTAGACCCATTTGACCCAACGCCAAGCACTATCCCTAAAGGAAAGCCGGGAAAGCAATGAGTGAAATGAATGATGGGCTACGGAGGCAGATAGAAAACCTACAGTTGAATATCCCTCTACTATCGCATAGCGCACATAGGTTTAAGAGAACCCTAAGTCCTGACACAGTTGATAAGATTATGGCTCTCATCCACAAACGTGATGAGGCTAGAAACAATAGGCATGCCTTGGAGCAGCGTCTTGTTGAGCTAGACCTGCTAGAACAGGCCATTAACCAGGGACGCGACATCTCCAAGTTCAAATTGCAGCGTCTAGCGGATCTTACAAAACGTCTGGATCAGCTCACTAACCCCGATAAAGGCAATAATAACTAACCCTGGAGGATGATATGGCACGAACTTACAGCTGGGATGACACCTACTGCCCTAAAGGACACGGGGATTGGGTATTCATACCTGCGAGCATGCTTTATCCAGATATTTACTGGTGCGAGAAGTGTGACGCATTCTACTACCCAAAGGTTGCGCCTATGACTGCAGAAAAACTCAACGAAGATTTTTCGAGCGATAGGGCATCAGAACTCACCAAAAGGGCAAGATTCATCAAATGGAAAGAAGGTCTGTCTTATAAGGACATGCCGAATAACTAACCCCTAAATGGAGAATAGCAATGAATGATACAGAACAAAGACTGTGTAAGGCGCTCGGCTGTGAAAGAACTCTTGGCGACCACAGTGCTAAAGGTTATTGTTCAATGCATTACAAGCGCCTTACAAGGCATGGCGACCCCCATATTGTGTATCCAAGTAGGCCCAGGCATGGCATGCCAAATAAACCGGGCGAGAGGGTCTGTGCTAGATGCGAAGTATCAAAGCCGGTAGCCGACTATACTCCACGCAGGGGTAAACAGGAAGGCCAACCCTTAGCTTACTGCCGCCCATGCCAGAATCTTATTTCTAAAGAGACCTATGTAAAACACCGCGAGAAAAAGCTTGCGACAAAGCGTGAATACAAGAGATCAGACGCAGGACGCGAAGTACAGAGGCGCGCTCACTTGAATGCCCGTGCAAAGTACCCTGAGAAAGAGGCGGCACGTGTTCGCTTGCGTAGCGCCGTGAACAGAGGGGACATTCAGAGACAACCTTGCCAGGAGTGTGGCAATCCCAAGGTGGACGCCCATCATTATTTGGGTTACGAGGGGGAGCACTGGAAAGATGTCTTATGGCTGTGTAGATTTCACCACTTCAAGGCCCATGGCCGCCTAACCGAATCATATATAAAACAAGTCGAAGGAGCATTAAATGCCAGATGACGATCTAGAAGCTTTTATTAAGACCCACACCTATGGCGACTTCCAGCCAGGTTCAGACGGTGAGGATATATTTGCAGCTACACCAAAAGAGGTTCGTGCTTTCTTCGCCGCCCATCTCCAAGCTGCTGTACGAGCCGCAGAAGAGAGAGGACGTAGTGACGGCTGGGACGCTGCTATTGATAAATCTAGCAAGGAGATCGTAGCCGCACGGATAGATGAACTTACGACGGTGCTACATGTTAACGAGTCAGCATCTTCTCCCAGGTGGACATATGAAAACGTGAAGCGACGTCTTCATGATTTAAAGAAAGAGGCATCGAAATGAGTAAACAGATAGTACTCTGTGACCTAATAGCAGATAACCGAACAATGACAACCTGGCTGGATAGACACCCCCGACTTGCTGAAGGAGCAAAGATCACCCTCGCAGACTATAACCCCGAGATTGTTTGGGTGGTCAAAAAGATCTATGAGTCACCTCAACCGCATTTTGCGAGTGAGTTTGATTTTCACCGCAAATGGGATAACAACAACTACGATAGGCACAAGGGGCTAGGCGTATGACCAAACAAGAAAAAGTAGCAGCGTTCATGGAAAAACAGGAATTTGTTCGCATTATTTCTAAATACAATCCTAAACCAGCTTCATGGCGTGGAAACGGCCTGAACTTCACCAATAAGCAGGCCAACTTCTTTTACGATGTGGCACAGCAGGTACGGTTGGACTTAGCTCAAGAATATGTTCAAGCAGGACGCGTGGCTACCCTAGTGGGTAAATATCCTACGGGAGAAGACCAGTATAGTTATGACCTCGACAACGCAAAAATAGGTGAGTGTGTGCGCAAGAGCTTTTTAGAATTGGCCGCTGATGAAGAGCGCTACCCCAAACGGGAAGGAAAGACCAAGTGAGCAAGCAGCAACCGAGGATACCCTTTCTATGCAAGATAGGACTCCATATGCGTAAGTACTGGTTTTTTGTAAACGGCTGCCCGGTTGAGTGCCAGAGATGTTACAGAAACCTCGGGTTCGAGCGCCACGGCCCAGGTATACACAATACAAAATGTGGTCACTAGCAGGAAGGAAAGACCAATGGATGATGAACTCTTAGAAAAGCAGGTAGATGCCGAGCTCCGTGAGATATTTGAGCAGCCGGTTATCCGGAAACAAAAGCTCGCTAGGATCATGCAGCTCATTAAGCAGGATAGGGGGGCTCAGGAACTAAGGCACGTCAAGACCGTTGAGAGTACCATCCAGCGTATGCGCCCTATGATGCTCAATACCATTGACGGGGAAGAGTTTGCCGTGTATTGGGATGACAATACGCAACTCTGGAACCGAGCACGCTACCAAGACTTAATAGCCGAGGCGAAACGCCAGCTTATCCCTACCAACAGTGAGGCAGGCCGCACAGGCTACAAGGACGCCATTAATAAAGCCCAAGACGGTGCATATATTACAGCTCGGAATAAAGCTGGGTACAGGGCTACCAACAGTGAGGCATATCATGAGTAAGTATATCCCCGGCGTCTTCGTAGAGGACAATCATTTTAAGCACACCTACTATGATTTCTCATGGCGTACTGAAGGATGTGACGAATATCAAGACGCCCTTATTAAGGCAACGCAACTCTCGATAGAGAAGTCGAAAGAAGAGGCTATTAAGCGCGTCGATGGGTTTGAATATCCAAAGCCTAGATACACTCCAGTCGTTCTTAAGCAGGTTGTAATGCAGGAGTTAAGACAATGAGCACGCACGGATGTATGGCGCCATGCCCCACATGTAAGCAAGGATGTATAATTTGCCACCCTTGCGACCCTATTAAACATGGATCGTCGTCAGCAATTCAGTTTCCTTTGCCTCTGAAACCGAAGGGCGGGCAAAAATGTGACCTCTGTGGCTCTACGGCTATAGATCATACAGAGATGCATTGCCAGATGAACCGAGCTTTTAGGAGAAAAGACCACGGCTATATTAAGACTAATAAGGAGGAACAATGAAGGTATTGATTGAACTCCCCGATGATTGGCTGGACTCCGATCTAATGGGCAATCTAGAGTGGATAACCAAGACTGTACGCCAAGAAGTCAGGAACCAATTAGTCAAAGCCCTGGTTGAACAGGCTGACCTACCGAAGCTTGAGTTTACACCTGAAGAGATGAGGCCACTCGTCGCTAAGGCGCTCGCCGATAAGCAGGCTGACGAGCTTTGGAATAAGTGATGGCCTGGGACGTAGCCAGCCTCAAAGACTACTTTGAAGCTATCTTAGCAGAGAAGGACAAGGCACTTCAAGCTGCATTGGTAGCTGTTAAAGAGGAGAGCCGTAAGACAGAGGTATCGGCCGAGAAAAGGTTCGACTTGCTGAACGAACTTCGTCAGGGCGTTGCCACCAAAGAACAGCTCACAGCCCTAGAGAAGGAAATAGCAGCCCTAACCGAGCGATTGACACGAGGCGAAGGCCAGAAGCAAGGCTCAGAAGTAACAGTAGGAAAAATAATAGCCATAGTAGGTATATCAATCACTGTCCTAGGTTTTGTAATGGGAATTGTTGTTATGGCTGCTAATGGGAAGTTAGGATAAGGAGAAGACAGATGCGTAAAGTAGAAAACTATATGGACTGTGAAGATTGCAGGACAAGGACAGCCAACTCCAACGATGGCGGCCCTATACTGTGCCACTTCCACGATGCAGTATTCAAAGGCAACCTGGAGGAAAGGCGAATACCAACCATCGTGCTTACGAAACGTGGCATCTATGAGGAGGTTACCCACTACGCCCTCGACGACACCGTTGGCGGCAGTAAGCACCAACTCGAATCCCTTATCGGTTCAGCTATAGACGAGTGGTATGAAAGTTACCAGCACCAGACCACCGACAGATATGCCTTTGAACTCGGCCCGGAGTTGCAGTGGCTAACTAAGAAAGAGCTTAGTGAGGTGCCTGAGCTATGACCCACTCTAACCAACAATCCAATAGCGTTGAAGAACTAAGGAAAATAATCGAGAGTTTCTTCTATGCCCAAATATTCGACCGTGACCCAGACGAAGACTATATGTACATGGCACTCAATGAGATATTAGATAAATTCCTCCCCCGAGAGCAAGTAGAGGCAGCAATAGGAAGCGATGACGAGGTCGTGTGGCGTGGTAAGGCGCTTAGAAGGGGTGACACCGTGTCGTATGACGAAAGATTTGACGATCCGATGGACGTGGCGATATACGCAGAGAAGAATGGAAAAAACGTATTGCGTCAAGAAATCCGTGCCAAACTTGGCCTTACTACCCCCACCTTACATAGAAGCGACATAGAAAATTCCGGTGTTGACATAGACACCGCTAAACCTGAAGGAGATAAGTAGATGAGTACGCTAATCATCAATGATGGTAAGAATGAAGAGGGTTATTACGAGACAATTAGTGAGGTATCTGATGGTTATCACACGTTTGAAGAGCTTTACCACTATCGAATGTTATTGCAAGCTGGCTGGTTTAATCAGCTATATGCAGACTATAGTAACCATGATGATGGCGCAGTTGTCACGAAGTCATGGCGACACTCTGATGGCGAGCTGTGCTTCGGCAAAGAAAACTACTTTGTGGTAGTTGCTCAATTACCTACTGGCCAGGTGTCAAACCATTACAAGGGTCAACACTGGGATCTGTTCAAGGTACTTGAGTCTGAGCGTGCGCCAGAATACGACGGCCATACGCCCCAAGAGGCCGCGTATCGGATAGAGAAGTACATCAGAGGTGATTGGTGATGACCCCAAACACAACCGACCCACTAGAGGAAATACTGGATGATCATGCTTTAGCCTACGCGATAGCAACAATGGGCTTCATCATCGACATATTGACCGAGGAGGAGCGTGACAAAGAATTTCATCACTCAGACCTAAAGTCTAAAGCCGCTCTCCAAGCCCATATAGATCAGAAGGTGCTGGAGCGCACGGATACTGTCAATAGATTCGAGGTTATTAACCACCTCTCGGACGGCAGTGGTAGGGAAGTCGTAGTATGGAAGGGAAAGTCATTTAAGGTTGAATACAGCCTTCAGGATGATGGACAGACGTTAAAAGTGTTCCTGACCGACATCGAGCAGCTCACTAAAGAAATGCAAGACAATGAGTGACATAAAACCCATAAGTTTCAAAGTGTATGACCCGATATTCAAGCAAGAAATACATGTGTTTTGTAACAATACTGAGGCTAATCTGCTCTCCTGGCAGAGAAGGATCGGTGTGAGCGATGATGATAACGAAGGATTAAACCCAAACTTTATGGCTTTCTCCACCCACTACTCGTCACCAGGCAAAGCTAATGTGTATCTTATCTGGTTGAACAATCTCAACTGGACACTAGAAGATCAGTCTTCATTAATACACGAGATCATACATATCGTCGTGCGTATATGGGAGGCGAACAATATAAAGTTCGTGCCCGAAACTCAAGAATTCTATGCACATAGTGTCGATAAACTATATTCATTAATAGCTAGTAAAATACTGAGGGTTAACCATGGAAAAGAGAAGACTTCCGAAGCCGAATCCGGAGAATCAGGTGATAAAAGACTACGTTCAAGCAGTGAGAAAAGGAAAGATACTGCTAGAAAAGATAAAGGGAAAAAATAATGCGCCTAATAAGTAAGATAACCATAGTTGTAGCCCTAATACTCCTAGCCTTCATGGTGGATTGGTACTTTACGTATATG